CAATCAAGCCATTATCTAAGTAATTTCCTTGTGCGTGTGCATATTTATCTCCTGTGCCTTCGTCTATTTGTGTCCATCCTGTTATATCAGAAATAAATACACTACTATCTATTTGAGTAATAACATTATTACTATCTATTTTTACATAAATTTTATATATATTTTCTTCCATCTATAAACCTCCTAATAAATTTCAGCATCGGAATATACAATTAAACCATACGTATTACCAACAACTAAATTAGAGTCAGAACTAACAATATTCATCAATTCAATATAATTATTATTCAAAGAACTTACTGTAAATGTAACGTCTGTACATATATTTAAATTAGATATTTTTCCTAATGCCCCAGCAAACATACTTTTTATTGTTAAGGTTGGAGTTATTCTTTTAAATATAGAATAAGCTTGTTCAACCAGAAGATTATTAGTTGCACAAGCTATACCTTTAAAACAACTAACATCATAATATCGTTGACATAACAATAATTCTTCACCATAAAGATTTGGAACAAAAGAAGTTGCATAACTTCCAACTTCTACTTTTGCCCAATATGCATTAATTGTACATGCTGATAATGTCATTGCGCCTGTAGAGCCATAATAACCCGAACTTGCACATGCTAAAGCCAAACCAATATATAAATAACTCGTAGTTGGAGCATTGAAAGTTAATGTATAAGTTGTTGCTGTTGTAGTCAATGATATAGATTTTGTGCTTATCGGAGTTATTGTAGTGCCATTATATGAAGCCCCAAATAGCATAACACTTTGTGCTACTGTAGAACTTAAATTAATAGATAAAGTAACTGTTTTCCCTTGCAATGAAGCTGGAATTTCTATAAATTGTCCAAACCTCGCATTGTTTGTAAACGCTGTTGAGTTTGTTATTGATAATCCACCTGTGCTTATTTGGGCAATTGTCAATGTATTATTCAGCGTTGCACAATGCCACCTATCTGCTGTATATGTGGCAGTGCTTGCTGGGGTAAAACTTGCTCCCCTTTGCCAAACTTGAAAATCCCCATTTATTAGTAAGTTTTGTTTCGTCAATTGTGACAATTGCGTGCTATAGTCTGGTATAATTTGAAAATTAGTTCCATCATAAACTGCTGTTATAATTTGTCCTGCCAAAATATCTCCTGTCACTAAAACTATATTAACATCTTTAACTAATAATTTTACACCTAATCCATTTACATTCAATGTACTTGATCCTGTATTAGCAGTCTTAGCAATAAATTTAAAAGTCTGATATTTAGCATATGCTGTTGGTGCATTACTTAAAGTAATTACATATGCATTTGCTGTACCAGTATCATCGGTTACGCCTACAACTTGAGTATAATTAAAACTTTGTATTGCTGAAATATTGTTTGAAGCTGTATTATTAACATTTGTTAAATTAGTTATATTTGTACTTGCATTTGAGTTTTGAGTATTTAAACTTGATATATTGCTTGTAGCTGTTGCATTTACATTTGTTAAATTAGCTATATTTGTACTTGCATTTGAGTTTTGGGTGTTTAAACTTGATATATTATTTGCGGCTGTTACATTTTGGGTGCTTAAACTAGAAATATTACTTGAAGCTATATTATTAACATTTGTTAAATTAGCTATATTTGTGTTTGCTGTATCGTTATTGATTCCCAATGTTGAGATGTTGCTTAAAGTTTGTGTATTTTGTGTTGCCAAATTAGAAGCATTTTCATTATAGGTATCAATTAATGTTTGTACTTGTTGCAATGTTTCGATACTATCTGCTGATGCTGTTAATGCTTCATCGCTAATACTTCCCTCAACTTCATAAATAAAAGTGCTTGATGTAACTTGTCCTCCTGTATCTGTTATCGTCAATTCACCTTCTACTTGACCAACATAGGTACTTGCTTGTGCATCTAATGTTGCGCAACTAACTACATTTCCACTAATAGTTAAAGTTTGTTGGACTTTTGTGTTATCTGCTTTTTTTAGAAATACGCTAACTGATTCATTTGTAAAATCGTAGGAATTTGATCCATTAAAAACGGTGATACTTAAAGATAAGTCATCACCGATTTTTACTAAATCTTGAAATTGTGTTGGTTTTCTGCTGTTTACATCTAGGTTTAAACTTATTAATCTACTCATTTATTCCCTCCTTTATGCTAATATAAGAACATTAATCTCTAAAGTTGTGCCACCTTGAGCGTTTTTCCAATCTAAACATCCAGAATTTACGGGAGATAAGTAATTTATTTGTGTATATGAGGCAAACCCTGTTAGTATGAATGTATTAGTTGTAATTCCACTACACCATGCTGCTGTATTTTTCCCAAAAGTTTGATAACCATAATAAGTGGAATTTCCACCATCAATTACAGATGTAATTATTACCGCCTTTGGTATTCTACCATTTAAAAGAGTAAGCAATGTACTATCGAAGCTAAAAGTTGCATTTGTAGAACTTGAACCACTAGGAATTGTCATTGTGACGTTTTGTGAATAAACTATATACATATAATCATAATTAGCACCACCTATATGATGTTGCATACCACCACTTCCTACGGTTGTATAATCTCCACTTGACGTATTACCAAAAGTTGCACCACTTGAATTAACTTGAAAATAACTTGTTATATTATTAAATGCTGTCATTACTTGAGTTGGTGATTGACTTATTATTGTACCAACATCATTGGAACTCACTTTACTACTTATCTGCCCTGCTTGAATAGTTATTTGTGATTGTAAACTACTTATAGTTGTATTAGTAGATGCAATTTGTCCATTTATAGTAGTAACCGCTGTGTCAATATTGGATTGCTCTACTTTTAAAGTTATTTGACCTTGTAGTATTGAAATAGAACTTTGTAAACTTGAAACATTAGTGTCATTAGCCGTCACGTTAGAATTTAATGTTGTTATGCTTGCATTTATACCATTTATACTTGTCTGTAGTAATGACGTTGTATTGTTTATTGATGAGACGCTACTTTGCAAACTAGAAACGCTTAAAGTTATTGAATCGGTGGTTTGGTTTATTTGTGATACTGCACTTGTAATACTTTGGGTTGTATCCTCCGGTGCTGGTGACCAATCTGTAGCAACATTCCCTTGTTCAAGTTTCAATAATGCAATCTTTGATGTTGTATCTCTAGGCGTTGCAATATTTAGATATCCATATCTAACATTAGCACTTGTAGTAAATGTTAGTATTTCTTTTGTGTAATCTGTATTCGATACATCTAACTCACTATAAATATAATTATTACTATTTAAAGTTGGATCATAAATTATTTGACAAATTGAAATTGTCATTTCACCATAGCACATAGCACTAAAGGTGTAAGTTGTGTTAGATGTTAGCGAATCTATACATTGACCTATTTCGCTCCATATATCGCTTGTATTGTCGCAAATTAAGGAATTATAAGTATAATTATTATAGGTATATGTTTCGATATCATAAAGACTCGTCAAAGTCCAATAATTAGTGTATATATCATCTTGAAAGTCACTTGCCAAAATATAATTTCTGCCGCCCACCTGCAAATTTGAAATAGAAGTTTCAGTTGTTTCTACTCTAGTGTTTATTCCATTTACGCTTAATTGCAATGATGCCAATTGTGAACTATTTGAGGTTAGAGTTGTTTGTGCACTAGAAATACTAAGCTCAATACTGTCCAAATCTGCTTGTATTGATGTAACTTGACTTGAGACACTACTTATTTCACCGCTTTGAGTATATAATGTGCTTGTATGCTGTCCTATAGTTGTTTGCATAGAGTTTATAGTATCAACCGTACCATTATAGGCATCTATAAGCTGTGTTGTAGTTCCTCCTGTTGTAATAGTAGTGTTAGAAATTAAAGTGCTTATTTGACCTTGTATAGCACTTATGGAAGTTGTATTGCTACTAGTTGTTGTTTCCAATCCATTTACCGTAGTATTTAAATTGCTAAAAGAAATATCTAAAGTCTGGCCTGTTAAATCCACTTGAACATGGCTGGCATTTATATAATTAGTGTTAGTACTTGCATTAAATCCAGTTGCAAAACTACTATAATTAATCTGCTCGTTTGTAATAGCTTGGTCTGCAACCATGTTTGTTTTAATTAATTTATCTGCAATAGCATTTGCGTGAACCCCTGTTCCATCAATTAATGTGGTAGTTCCATCTGATGCTGTTAAAATGAAATCAAAATTTCCTTCTGCATCCTGTCCTAACTGCAATCTAACGTATCCGGAACTATCTTTAAATTGTTGTGTAGCTCCTGCAATGATTAAGCTGCCATCACTAGACGAAACGCTTATTTTGTTAGTGTTTAAAGTTCCTGCATTTATTTTATCTACATCTAAATTTTCAATCATAGCATTTGTAATAAAACCATCATCAACAGTCACTTTACTACTTGTTAGAATTAAAGATTGAATATTAGCACTTGTTAGATTTCCGTTTACAAGAGATTGTATATTTGCTACTGTTGCATTTAAATTTGCTACTGTTGCATTTGTTACGGTTAAATCTGCTACATTAGCTTTATTGATTAATGCGCTATCAATATTTGCTACTGATGCATTCAAAGTGCCTATATTAGCATTAGTAGCGTTTAATTGGTCTATTGTAGCACAATCAATTAATGCGGTATTTATCGTTGCTACTGATGCGTTTAAATTTTCAATTTCTGCATTGTTCGCTTCTAAATCTGATATATTGGCCTTGGTTATAATAGCTTCTTGTGCTATAAGCAATTGAACGGATAATCTTGATATATCTTGGCTATTTGAACCGCTAGGACTAAAAGAATTATAAGACTTAGTTTCGCCTGTTGATGATGTTTCCGCAACCAATCCACCAGTATAAGTGAGTGTATTGGCAAATACATACGCTGTTCTTGTTACATTCTTATCATCAATTATCGTAATTATATCCCCAGCGTCTAAACTTAAATCACCTTGCCATTGCAAATCATAACCCAAATAACTAAATCCATTTAGCTTATTGTAAATATCATTCAATATAGAAGCAGTTACCCACGGATTGGCAAAAGTAAGTTCCATTGTATCACTTGTTAAAGAACCTACACTTATACAATTTGTATCTGTTGAGCTATCATAAGAAGTGATACTTGATGAAGTAGTTGTATTTTGACAAGTAACCATGCCAATGGTATAAGTTGAATCTTCAATAGTGTAACCAGTATTGATATAATTGTCTGCTGTAATAGTGCAATCAACTTCGGCTGCATAAACTATAGTGAATTTCCCATCACGTGTAATATAAGCATTTCCACCGCATACACTAGCAACATAAGCCAAAACTTCTCTACAAGTATATCCTGACAATTTTGTTACTGTATAGCTTGGTAATGTTCCAGTAAATTCTACGCCTGTAATATTTGCTAGTTCATCCACTACTTGTTGTAATGTTGGTGTATCTCCTAAACTTGATGAATAACTAGTTTCAAACTTAATCATATTATCGTAGCAAGTTAATTGAACCGTATAATCGGTTTTGGTTACGCTGTCTATATTGAATACACCTATAGGTATATATTCAAATGAACTACCTGTATTAAGCCCTATTTGAACATCTATTTCTCCAACACTTGCATAAACTCCACCATCATTCCTTAATGTTATATCTATACTTTGTGATACTGTATTACCTATAGAAAAGCCATCACTAGGCTGCACAATCTCCGGAACTATTTGAATAATATCACTATTTGTAAATGTTCTACTTCCTATAACGACTTCGCAATCAAAAATTCTTGAAGGTTTTTTGATATATGTTTTATAGTTGGCTGATGTGCCGTACATCCCAAACCTCCCTTCATTTAAAATAAAATATTAAATTATTCTACTATGAAGAAATCAAGTTCCATTAATTCTGAAGGTGAAAATTCAACATTAGATTTGAATAAATCAATAGCATTTATCACTCTTAACTCAATATCAACTTCAATATCTAATAATTCATTGTATTTTCCATTACATTCATTTTCTTTTTCGATACTTGGAAATAAAATTTTATTATTTGCTACTCTAAGGTTTCCATGCTCATCTTTTAAAGCATATTCTTTGATTAATTTTTGTTTTTCTGATTCAACTATTGCTAATTCTTTATTTATAGAGTTAATATTCTTCGCTATAGAGTAACTCACCTTTATTGGTAATTGCTTATTTGAAATCATACTTAATATTTGAACCTTGCTTTGTAGCTCTCTATTTGTCATTTTCATTAATAATCATCCCTCTTTCATAAATAAGGCACTCAATTAAGAGTGCCTTTGATTAAGCTGTTGTTGTACTTGAAGTTGCCGTTGTTGTGTTTGCAGTTGTTGAAGTAGCGGTTGTTGCTTCGTCTTGTGCTGCATAAACTGCTGTTTGAAAATCTGATATATCTTTTCTACACTCTGTCTTATTAGCTTCATAAACTGTTTGATTAGTAATTGAAGTATTAATGTTTGCATTGGTGCTTCCATCTGCACTTATACTAGCATTCATATAAATTACTTGTGCATTGGCAATTAAAGATTGTCCTACTAATGTAATATTTTTAGTTGTTTTTAACATATTTAATCATCCTTCTTTCTATTATTGTTCAATAAAATCCATTTTTAAACTTTTCCATTTCATTTCACCGCTTGTTGAATCATAACAGTATGCTGGTGCGGTTCTGTCTCCAACGTACATTGTTTTTGTAACTGATCCTTCCGCTGGATCAAAAAAAGTAACATCAAAAAATATATCTGTAATTGCATTTAAAAGTGTGGAAATTTCATCTTGAGTTAGTGGTCCAAATTCAAGACTTAGTTTTCTTTTAACTGCAATTCTATCCCTTAGAAGTTCTCCGTTTGCATTTCTGTTTGAATCTGCATCTATATCTGATATTGTAACTTGATACGTACTAGGATCAACGACTTCTGTACTATTTATTTGAAGCAATATATCTCCTCCTTTTAAGTTGGTATTAAAGTAACACTTCCTTGTCTTTGCATTTTTCTAAGTTGATTTAACGCAACTTTGCCTATAACAGAACCATCTATCATAAGTATTAAGTCACCGCTTTGTTCTGTTGTACTTGAATTAGAATTAGTTCCACCTATTTTTGATGCAATTTGTCCTGCTAAGTCGGAAATCCAACCAGTATTATTTTCAAGTGGCATTACTGCTTCTTTCCCTGCTTCACCAACCATTGCTAATGTTGGACTATCAATTATACCACCAGTTGCCAATGCTGGTATTGTGCCTATTGGACTTAAATTTAGACTAAAACTTTTACCTCCAATATCCGGAATCCAATCCGGAATATCAATGTGTATACTATCTAGTGCTTTTATAGCTGTATTAATTCCTGTAATCAATCCATTCATTAAAGCTATTATTCCGTTTATAGGCGCTTTCGCAATATCTTCAAACGACTCCCACACCTTTTTAAAAGTATCTTGTATTCCATCCCACGCATTACTCCAATTCGTGCTAAATGTATTACTAATAAAATCAGTTACGTTGTTCCAAATAGTTTGAGAATCGGTTGAAATTTCGTTCCATTTGTCTGACAATGTAGTTTTTATTGTATCCCATAAAGCAGGTGCATCTGAATTTACTTCTGTCCACTTTGTAGCAATATATTGTTTTATATTATCCCATGTGGTACTCGAATTTGTTGTAATATTATCCCATGCTGTAGATAAATCCGTTGTGATGGTGTCCCATGTTGTTGCTGTATTATCTTTAACGTCATTCCAACCTTTTGATATTGTTGTTGTGAAATTGTCCCATGTAGTAGATACTGTATTTTGTAAATCATCCCACGTAGTACCTAACCATGTTTTAATATTGTTCCATACTTCAACAACGTATGCACTTATATCATCCCAATGTTTGCCTATTTCAGTAACAACTAATGCTACTGGACCGCCTGTAACCAATGCTAATAGATCAGTTCCCCATTGCGAAAAGAAATCTTTAATGCCATTCCAAATTTCGGCTGTTTTTGCTGATATTTCATCCCAATGTTTATATATTTCAACACCAACCGCTATAATAGCAGCTCCAATTAGTATTGGCCAACCGCCTATAGCTGCTACTATTGCTCCACCAATATCCAATAGTCCCGCAATTGCACCATCTGAAAAAACAAACGCTATTGCTTTACCAAGAGTTTGAAATGCGGGTACTAGCCCGGCAATGGTTTCTGCAATTTTAGCTCCCGCTAAAGCTGTTCCAATTCCGGCAAATGCACTTTCAAGTCCATCTAGTAATGGTTTATTTTCATTTATTTTATCAATCAATTTTCCTAACCAATCACATAGAGTTCCTAATACATCACTTACTTTTCCGATTGCCGGTGATAAATCTTTGAAGATATTAGTAAAATCTTCAAATGCTTGACCACTAATTTTTAAAATTAGTTCTGCAATCTTTGCTATCAATTGAACTATCCCATCAAATAAGTGCTTGCCGCCATTGTCCCAAATGAGCTTAAAACCATCTGTAATATTACCTAAACCAGTTGAAGTATTAGTTGCAAATTGAATTATTGTAGGGAAAATTTCATCTGCTACTTTCCCTAAACTATCCCTTATGCCTGTACCTATATCACCGATAGTTGTTAATATTTTGCCTAATGTTGATAGTAAACTGTCCATCAATTTATCACCATTGCCATTACTCTCCCAAGCAGTAGACCATTTATTGGCAATATCACTAACAGTTCCAATTATATTATCTAAAATAAGCAATATACCTTTACAAATAGTATCACCATTTGTTACCCACGCTTTAGAGAATGAGCTTGTAATATCTTTTATTATTCTCAAACAACCATTTAAAAGATTTAAAATGTCTGTTACTATTTGAACTCCTAAACCACTATCCCATGCATTTTTAAATGAAGTAGCGACTTGACCAATTATAATAAATATATTTTTTAATATCTCTAGTATATTAGTGCAAATTTCAACACCTAGACCGCCATTCCAAACGTCCCTAAAAGTTGTTCCTATAGTGTTTAAAAGTTGCAAAACTGCATCTAGTGCATCAAATATAGATTGTACTAGAGCTGTTCCTAAACCGCCTGTATCCCACGCTGTTTTAAATGCTCCTGCTATATCTCCAATTATTCCAAATATGGTCTGAAATAACTTTAGGATATCTGTACAAACTTTTAAACCTGTTCCATTATCCCAAATATCTAAAAACGTTTGTCCTATGCCTTTCATTAATTGCCAAATATCATCTAAGGCTGATTTTAAAGCATCAATAGTAGCCTTACCTTGATTGTCCCATGCTTCTTTCATTGGATCAAATATTTCGCCGAATATTTTTTTGATCTTATCCGCCAATGTACTCATTTGAGAATCTACTGCTGATGTATCTAAACTTGGTTGCGTTAATGCTGGTACTTTTGAAGCACTTGATGAATCACTGCTATTACTTTTATTTAAATTATTAATTTCATCAATTCCGGCTAGTCCTTTAACTTGTTTTGCTGCCTTTTCTGCACTATTTCCATAATCACCCATAGCGTTTTTAGCATCTATAAGTCCCTGAGTTGCTTGATAACTTTGTTGATATGTCTTTCCAAAAATAGTACTAATAAATGAAGCAATATAAGTTGTTAGCGTTGCTAAAGCACTCATAAAAGCATTAATTGCTGGTAGAATAGCATAAAATATAGGGGTAAATGCAACTTCTAAATTAGTTTTAACTTGTGCAAGTGAAGTTGCAAACTGTTGATTTGTTTTTAAGTCGTCTAAAAGTCCTTTGCCTAAAGCAGTAATTCCGTTTCTTGCAAGTTGCATTATGACTATTGACATCATCATTCGTTTCATAATTGAATCTAAACTCAAACCAAATAAGCTAAATCCTTTATTTGTTTCATTAGTGCTTGAACCTAGGCTTTTAAACTGATCTCCTAGTTTTTTAAGTACACCGAATGAACTGTTTGCTCCACTTGTGAAGGATTTTGTTATTTCAGATAGCCTACTAATTTTATTTCCTGTTGATTCGGCTTTTTCTCCTGTTTCTGTTAGTTTTTCTTCTAAATTTCTATTGGCTGATGATGCCTCTTCTTCTGCTGCTGCGAAGGACGCTAACTTTTCATCTAAATCTGCAAGTTTAAATCCATATCTATCTGATGCACTGGTCAAACTATTAATTTTACCTTCTGTATTTAAAATTTGTTCTGCTAATTCATTTTTTCTAGTTTCATTAAAAGTTCTATTATATTCTTCTCTTAAACCTTCAAGTTTTTCCTTTTGAAAATCTATCTTAGAATTAGTATTGTCTAATGTAGCATTAAGATTTTCCATTTGTGTTTTTATTAATTCACTATTAAAATTCGGTGGAGGTCGTGTTACTGGTGTACTTGTAGTAGAATTGGTTACTGGTTTTGATATATCTGTTTTGGGAAAATCAACTTTAGGAGGTTTAATATTCTTTGCTGATAAAAATATACCGCCTAAAGTATTTTTAATGTTATCCTTCATTTTACCCAAACCATTTTTAAGAGAATCATTCATGGATTTTATGTTATTGTCCATACTGTTTTTCATATTGTCAAACATACCTTTAGTAGCCGAATCCATGCTTTCTTTGAGGTTTTTTCCTAAAGTTTCACTAACTTTATTAATCTGATTTTGTAAATCACTCGTAACCTCTAAATCAAGCGTAATTTTCCCTACACTATTATCATCACTCATATTTTCCTCCTTTCTTCATAAGAAAAAGCACCTAGAAATTTTATTCTAAGTGCTTTAAATTGAAAGCATATTTTATATGTACCATTTACGTCCACAATTTTGACATAATGCTACTTTTCTATTATTATATTTTGTCTTATGTGTTCCTATTCTTGCCCCTATTATTAGCCATAATCCACAAGTGCAGAGTATTAGAAACAATCTACCAATTGACCATAAACAGCCCATATTCCTACTTTTTGTTTTTGAACTTGCTTGTTCAAGAACTACATTTATATTTACACTTCCACATTTAGGACACTTCATATTAATTCCTCCAATAAATTCCTAATTAATATAATAATATCCTATGCAAAAGCTTTTGCAAATAGATTTTGCACTTCCATTATCTTTTCTGCTTTTTCTTCATCTGTCATTTCTTTGATTGGATTATTTCTATTTCTCCAATCATCTCTAATCTGATGTTGATCTTTAGTAAAATTCTTAAGCATATCTTTATCTTCTTCTGCCCTTATGCTTACAATTTGTCCTAATGGAGTTTTAGGCATTATACCCGTAAGAAGAGTAGAAAACTCGCTAAAAGTCATATCATTCTCTTCTCTGAGTCTTATATTGTATTGCATTGCAAAAGATGCTTCTATTAAGTCCCAATCGTCATATAAGTCATACCATTTATTGTTCGCTGGGCATTTTTTTCTTTTCCTCTGCTAACTTTTCTATTTCTTCTAAATCCATATCATTTAAAGATGCCATAATTACGTTAACTATAGTCACGTATATTGATAATGGAAGTTCAAGACTTTTAATATAATCATTAGCTTCCTTATCCAATGCAGTACCTAGAATCTTCTCAATTTTTTGTTTTTCATCCAACTTTTTATCTTCTGTATATGCTTTAATTGCCATTGCTGCTGGAAAGCTGTTATTAATCTTAAATTCATGTTCTGTATCAATTTGTACAGTTGGTTTTTGCATTCCATTGGTAATTTTATCTATTATATTATATCTTTTTCCCATTTATAATTCCTCCTATACTGTTGGTGCTGCTGTAAATGTTGGTTTTCCATCAGATTTTAAATCAAATTCTAAAGGTGCAACTTTTGTGCTAGCGTCTCCACCAGCGTTTTGAACATCAATTACACAATTAAATGTAAGTTTTGAACCATCTGGGAAGTCTATTTCTGCAATTGAAGAACAATCAAGTCCATCAGCCCATGCGGTAACTGCTACATAATCATTACCTGGATCTCCTACATTTCTTTTTCCTTTTAAGCTTATAGTAAAACTTTTTTCTGTCATTAATGATCTTGCCCAACCACTTGTAGTCATTGGAGTCCAATCATCTGTCTTGCCACTTATTTTCATTGTAAATTGTTCCATGTCTGCAATTGTAGCCATGTCTGCAGCTATACTTGTTGTACCCTTAGTTCCAATTTTAAAAATTATATTATAGACTGGAAAAACTCCGCTAAAACCCATTTAACATTACCTACCTTTCAAAATAAATTATTGTATCTATTACATATTCATAAAATCCGTTTGTATCAGTTCCAACGCCTATAGGCTCAGAATCTTTCATATCGAACTTTATTACTCTCTTACCTCCTATAACAGCACCTTGACCAAACAAGGCGTTATATACTTCTTGTGCCTGTTGTTCTGCTATACTGGAATTTTTGCCCCAATGAACCAAAATAGAAATAGCCTTAGTTGAATAACTTGTATTAGTTAATCCTCCTAAAGCTATGTTTGGTGATTTCCCTTGTCTGCTGTATATTCCTATACATTGTTCAACTGTTCCATCAATTTTTCCACTGTACCATTGAGGACTATCAATTACTGTTTTTAAATAGTCTTTAACTTCACTTAGTAACATTTATGTTATCATCCCCTTACTAAGCTCTTTTAAGTACTTAGAGTATGTTTCTTTGATAAAATTATTTTTATCACCATCTATATACATATCCATCCATCTCCCTTGTGCATTTGCGTTTTTATCAGTTTTGAAATTATATTCCGGATGAAAATAGAGTCTATGTGCATATGGTGTATCAAAAACAATTGATGCAATTAAATTTTCAATCTGTGAAAAGTCTATCTCTCCACTATTTTCAAGATTTCCAGTATCTTTAGGCACAACCATGCTATCTTTAATGTCTTTTAAAACATCTTCAACCGTTAATTTAAAAGCTTCTTTACTGGATTCCACTAACTTATTGATCTTGGAATAATCAAGTTTTACTGTTGCTTTTATACTCATTAACTCAAATCCAATTCTGTACTGAATACTGAACCATCACTATTTCTTGGCCTAGCTGTCCTAAAGATATCTCTTTTAATATTGCCTATTTGAACATAACCTACAATTAATTTATCCGGAGAAATATCGCCTTGAATAACTATGCTACCACTTAGAGTTATAAGTTGCCTTTCTGCATTTAAAGTCTGTCTGCTTTTTTCATTATAAATACACATACCATCATACAATAGAGTTTCGTCAATTCCATCTTCACCTAATGTTGTACTATATACTTGTATTTGTTTATTTAATAAGAATTTCGGAAATTTCATTTTCATAAAATCACCTACCCTAAAAGTCTTACATATGGTCTAGGTAATAAAGCTTTAACATCATCTGTAACGCTAAGTCCTTTGTTATCCGCATATGTTACACTCGTACTGGATACTGTACACGCTTTAATACCATCCATATCGTCAAATTTTATTTTATTACTTATTAGTTGCAATACAGCACTTTCATATGTTGATTCAATTGTATCGCTTGTGGTTGTGGGATCAATATTCATGTAATATTTAATTGCATCATCTGCCATACATCTATAAATTAACATTGTATTAGAATCTACATCTGGAAATAAAGCTGCTAATTTTTCATCTAGTGTCATACCTAACACCTACTTTTTAATATTTTCTTGAATAAATTTAATCAAATCATCCTTTGCTAAATTACTATAACCTTCTAAATTATTTACCTTGCATAATTCTTTAAGTTGATCTACTGTCATACTGCTATAATCAACAGTTTCTTGTTGCTGCCCTTGCTTCCCCAAAATATTTTCTTCGTCCTTAAGAACAGTAAAACCTTCGGAAATAAGCTTTTTAGCTTTTTCCAAAGAGTCAACTATTCTATGGACATTAAATCTCTTTAGTTCTATCATTTAACGTCACCCTTTCAATTAAGAATTAGCTTGTACTAAGTTTGCATAACAAGCTACTAACTTGTTATCCATTACCCAAATATCGTGATATTTTCTGTAAGCTATTTTCCATGCGTCGGCATCTTGGTTAATAGTTGGGTCAATTATTTTTGGTGCTTCTTGTTTACTAATTGCAATAGGTGCTGTTCTAGGCATAATTAACCAGTTAACGTCTTTTGCTGTTGAAGCTGGTGTGAATCCTCCTGTTGTTTGACCAGTTGTTGCACCATCATTGAATACATATGCTGTTTTAAGTCTTGCACTTGGGACTGGTAATAACGGAACTCCATCTATTGAACTTACTTGAGTTTCAATCGCTGTATCTCCATTTTCAATTATAAACGCAACTTTTTCTAAACCTATACCTCTAGTTCCCATTTCTAAAAGGCTTAATACCGTTCTTGAAATGTTAACTACAAAATCCGCATCTCCAATATTATTTCTAATAGCGTCAAGGTCTCCTTTAAGGGTTCCTAAAACTGTATCCGCTGTAGCTGTTGTAGGTGCAAAACCGAAACTTGCTTGTCCTGCTGTAATAAATTGAGTCGCTAAACTTGAATATCTATAAGCATCAATTTCCGGTGCAACTTGTGTTCTTTGGAACTCACTCATAATTGTCCCGGCTGTTAAACCGAAATTAGTTTCGTCAACGTCTTGACTGTCAATCATAAAACTTCTTGATCTGTCTTGTGTTAAAGTTTTAGTTTCGTATCCAAAAGTAACAGAACCACCAGTATATCCTTGTGATCTATCATAATTTCCTAATCCATCCATACTTAATTTAGGGATTTTTATTGTATTACCACCATTGTAGATAACTTGTCCTGCATTTGCTTCCATCCATCCACTTGTAGCTGCTGCTACCATTTGCTTGTCTAGTGCTTTTTGAAAGAGCGTTGCATATTGAATAGTGTTAATTGCCATAATTTAATTCCTCCTTATTATTTAAGACCAAAAGCACCATTTATTTGCTTCTCCAATTGTGAAGCTTTTTCTGCATCACTTCCCGGAGGGGTATATTGCCCTGCTTTCAATCTATCTTCTACTTCTTTTTGAACTTTTTTATTTACTGTTTTGGTGTTTGCATCTAAGTACAAATCAATGTTTGCCTTAGTAACTGTTTCATCATTACTGATTAATAAATCAATAATTCTAGGATCAACTTCTTGATCTCTAAGCTCGTCTTTTAATTTAGACTTCTGTTCTGAAATTTTTCTTTGTTGTTGTTCTTCTTCAAACTTTCTAGTTAAATCTTCTATTTGCAATTGCTCCGGTGTTTTGTTTGGGTTTTTCTTTAGCATTTCTGCTTGAACAATTTTGTCTAAATTATTGCTTTTCCATGTGTCCAATGCTGAATTGAAATGAGTATCCTTTGCTGAATCTAGAAAAGATTTAAAGTCCGGATCGGTTAATTTCCCTTTGAAAGCTTCTAAAGTTAAGCCACTATTTTTAAGTGCCTTTACAAAATCACTTTCTGATAAGACTTCATCAACTGAATCTTCATCACCAATATTTTCAATAAGTTTTAGTAATTCT